CGGGCGGTCATGATCTTGTCGTTGTTCGTCCGGTAGGTGGAGCGGGACGGGAACAGTTCGTCGGACATCAGCACTTCCTCCAAGGTGTCGGGGTCGATGGCGCCGAGGCTGATTCGGGTTTGTACGTCGCGGCGCATGGCGTTCATGTCGATGCCGCCCGGATCCCACTTGCCTTGGGATTTGCCGGCCCATTCCTTGTGGCCGATGAGCCGTGATGAGTCGTGGCCGAGGCGGCGCAGGATCGCGGCGACACCTTTGACGTACGCGGTGTATTGGGCTTCGGTCCAGCCTTCGACGCCGTTGTTCTCGGCTTCGATGCCGATGGTGTAGCGGTTGGCGTTGTTGGCGGGAAGTCCTGGGTAGGAGCCGTTTCCGGCGTGCCAGGCGATGCCGACGCCGCAGAGGGTGTATTTGCCGGTGCGGGACAGGTGGAGTTGGGAGGCGAGTCCGAGTTGGGGGTGTTGGGCGATGTAGCCGGGGTTGTTGGCTGGGGGGTTGGATCCGGTGTGGTGGGCGATGACGCCCCAGATTTCGCCGAAGTCGCCGTGGCCGCGGTTGAATGCTCCGGGGTAGATGTCGCATTCGAGGCCTTCGGCGCGGAGCACGTCGGGGATGAATATTGGATCACCCCGCCATGGGCCAGGATTTGGCTTTCCGCCTGCAAGCCTGTCGTAGTATCCCTGCGCTTCTGCCATGCGCTGGTCGTAGCGGTCAGGGAATGCGGACTGCTGTACCGACTGGGCGTAAGAGCCGGGTGATCGGGCCGGGTTGTTGTAGTCGCGCTTGGCTAGCGCACCGTAGAAGAGAGCGGCCGACCGGGTGGGGTCCATGCGATCAGCCACAGTCCCCCACCAGGGAGCTCGCTGCTGAAACACCCCGACGCTGTTGTTGTCCGACCCGACGGCATCATGGGGAAACCCCATTGACTCCGGGTCGGCCCGGTTGGCGTACATCGTCAGGTTGGATTCGACCAAGGCGGTCGCTAGCGCGATGACGATGCCCCGTTCAGTGACGACAGGATGGTCCAGTTGACCTTGGCCGGTCCGCGAACGCTGCCCCTCGGTGATGATGGCTTGCGCGATAGCGTCTTTGGTGTAGTGCGCCAATGTTTCATGCCGCCTTTCGTCTCAGGATGCGTCGGCACTCGCGGCACCGCCGATGCGCGTTTCCATTGGGGCGGCGGCGGGCGTAAGTGTTCTCAGGAGTGAACTCGTGGCCGCGCAAGCAATGCGTGGCATTTGCCTCGTAGTGGCGGCCGTGACGCAGGATGTCCCTGCTGTTCTCCCTCGGGGAGTCGTAGCGCAGGTTTTCCACCCGGTTATCCGCGGGATCACCGTTGTTGTGGCAGACGAACATGCCCTCCGGGCGGGGGCCGATAAATGCCTCTGCGACCAATGTGTGGACGCGCGTTGCTACACCGCTTAACCGGATGAACGGCCTGCCGGACCCGTCCTTTGCGATTTGAGGTGTCAGGATTCGTCCGCGATACCTGCCGCGGCGGCCGATACTGTCGACCTTGATTCGGTCGACTGACCGAACTCGCCCAAGGTTGCTGACCTCATAACCGCGGTCCCTAGCGACTGGGCGCCATTCTTCATGGGTAGCATTCACTGCTAGCCCTCCTGCTCTGCTCGTACCAGATGGGTGGGTCAGCGGTCGGGTTGTGTTGGTAGCACACCCGGCCGCGCTTTGAATTCTACCGTCTAACAAAGACATTGATGCCGAGGTCTCGGCCGGCGCGGAGGATTTCGCGGGCGTAGTGGTCTTTGTTGCTCATCGGCGGCCTCGGCCGAAGATGCCGCCGATGATGTCGCCGGGGATGTTGAGGGTGCTGGTGATGGCTTCGGAGATCTGTTGCGGGAGTCGTGACAGGTCGGGGATTTTCGCGATGATTTGGTCGTCGAGGTTGGACAGGTCGGGGATCTTGGCGAGGATCTGCTCGTCGAGGTCGGAGAGGTCTGGCAGTTTCGGGTCGAGCCGGTCAGCGATGCGGTCAGCGATCCGATCTGCGAGGGGGCCGAACAGGGTGGCAATGATGCGGCCAAGGCGGTCCATGTGGCTTCTCCAATGCGTGTGGCCCGCGCACCGGGGATGGTGGCGGGCTGAGCTGGCCTTTTAAAGGTTCAGGGGTTTTCCTTGAATCGGTCGGGCGACTATTCAAGGTTCAGTCTTGGAATTCGATCCAGGCCATTCCTGCGGCGCCGATGATGGCTCCGAATGCGAGGCCAATCATCAGCAGGTGCATGGCTACTTGTGGGGGGTGAGGGTGACTTTGAGGTGGGGTGCGTCGAACGCGATGGTGGTGTCTTCGAGTTCGAGGAAGAGGATGAAGCCGAGGGCAGCCAGCAGCCAGCCGCAGGGGATGGACAGGATGAGGACGCGGATAACGTGAAGCACAAGACACCCCCGGTGGGCTGCGGATAGCGTTGGTGATGTGCGGATAAGAGACTGGTGGTACCGGCTCCGCAGGCCCGGCAAGTGCGTCGTGTGCGATGACGCGACCACCGACACCTGTTCGCCGAAGTGTGCAGAACAGCAGTTCTTCGACACCTAGTGGTGAACGGCCTCAGTCAATGGGAATGAACACGCCGGCCCAGCGGCTGCTGATGCTCAAGGTCGCAGCGAAGGTGCCTGCTGCGTCCACGGTGCTGAGGGCCTGTCCGACTGCGACTGCACTGTCAGCGATTGCAACCCTGTTTGTCACGCCAGAAAATGAGCCGATGGTGCCGACGCCGCCGCCGCCATTGCCGCGACCGTGAATGTGCATACCTCTGCCGCTGAGCGACTGCGACGGGGCGGTGTTGAATCCTGTCGCAGTGATGGGCGTTCCGACTGATGTGACGCCGGTCCAGTAGAAGGCGTTAACCGCCCACACACCCGCGCCGCCACCAGTGATAGCCACCGCTTTGGAGGTCCCGTCACCACCGCCCGCGAGCCGGTACACCTTCGTGGTGCCGCGCAGAGCGTCAGCATTGTGTGCGACCGACGCAATCTCAGTCGCCGCCGACCCGCCAAAACTGGCTCCGGTCACGGTGGCCGCTGAACGGTCGGTGGTGGCGACAATGAACACATCGCCGCCGTTCGGGACGGTCAGGTTGAATGGTGCGGGCACTGATGTGCCAGTCGCGCCCACGCCAACCCCGCCGTACGTCACGGCCGACCAGATCAGCGCGCTTCCCACGCTGATCTTGGCTATCTCCGTGGACCCGATCGCCACCTTCGCGACCCCGGTCGCATGCGAGGAGAGCGCCATCACGCAGTCCTGAAATAGATGGTGTCGGCGTCCTTCGTGCCGATCGCGGTGTAGGCGGCCTCAGTGCCGACCCACAACTTCTTACCCGCCAACGCGGTGGTGTTCGCGTTGACCTCTCCGCCGAGTTGGTTGAGGAAAGAGGCATCGACTTCCATGCCGACTTCATCAACCCAATTGGTAGGCAATGCCATTGGTACTCCTTAGATCGTGAACGGAACCAGGTAGGGAACCTGCCCGGACAGGTGGACAATCGGGGCGCCCACCGTGGAGACCGGCGCGATACTCATCGGGGCGACAGCAACAGGGCCGGGGGCCACAGCCGGGGCGCCCACTGCGGCCACCGATGCGATGCTGGTAGGAACGACAGCAACCGCACCCGTCGGCACCACCGTCGGGGAGCCCACAGAGGTAGACGCCGGGATGCCAACTGGCGCGACGATCTGCAGCGGGCCACGCACAACCGGCGAACCCACGTCGGATACCGCAGGGATGCTGCCGATAACCTCGATCAGCACGACACCCGGACCCGCCACCGGCACGCCCACTGTTGCCGTGGACGGGATACCAGTAGGGCTGAGGAAAAGCTCAGCCCACCAACCAGTAGCCATCAGCTACAGGCTGAAAATCCGGCCAGCATCACTCGGCCAAATCACCGTGATGTCACCACCATTCGGAGTGACCGCCAAGCCCGTCGCGGTGTCAATGTAGGCAATCAGCCGGGACGTGGAAGCCGTGCCGGTGTCCTTGTAGATCACTAACGCCTCCGACACATCACCCGATACGGCGGTGAACGTCACATCGGCTGCATCGGCCACACCGTTGGTGGCGGTCTTGCTCGCAAGGTTCGCCGACGTGGCAACGATAGCCCCACCCGGAATGTCATCCAGGAACTCGTCGGTGGCCAGGTTCACCGTGTAGTCGGCCGTATCCACCAGCGCGACCTTGATGTTGTCGTTGAGCCAATCGACATCCCCGGTCAGGGCGGCCTCGCGGTACTTCACATACAGGGCATTCGCCATGGTCTCTCCTTAGACGTAGAACGGAACCTTGAGGGCGACATCGGTTTTACCGTCCTCGTCGCCAGGATCGTGGGCCACATACACGCCCGGACGGTTCACCGCCGCCACCGGCGGGATACTTTCGGGACGGACCTTGGTCGCAATCGGCGTCAACGTCGACTCCGGGTCCAACAGATAGGCGATCTCGTAGAACAATTCGACCACCGGGGCGCCAAAATAGTTCATCGCCACCGCGATGACCGAACCGTCACGGACACTGTAGAAACACACCGACATGTAACCGCCGAGGTTGCCGATCCAGCCCAGCCAATGCCCCCACTGGATGACGCCGAGGCCGAACCCCAGCCAGCCCGGCCCATCCCAGGGATTTTGCGGCTCGTAGGTGGAGTAGGTGGTGAACACCTCCTCCTGCAACTGCTTCAACTCCGGGCTCAGCATCGGCGCATCACGGAGCAGTTCCCCGAAGCGCGCGAGGTCTCCGATGGTCCCGGCCAACGCACCCGCTGCACCGGCCCAGGTGGTGCTGACCGCAGTCCATTCAATCTCCGCGGTCGTCGGCACCCCGAACAGGCCCGCCAGGAACGCGAACGGGCCGAGCATCGCCTGAATTGACGGCAACGCCAAGTTCGGCGCGAACGCCCGCGAATACGGCGGCGTCATGTTATTCCCGGTCGGCCACTCGGTTTCGTTCAGTCCATACTCCGAGCAGAAGTCCAGAACGATGGTCCGAATGTCGCGTCCGGTGCCGTGCTCCAAGTCCAGAGCTTCCAGGATCTTGCCCAGCAGCACAGTGTTCGAGTTGGAGTACGACGCCGATTCTCCCGGCTCGTACAACGGCTGATAGCTGAGAATCGACCCCATCGGGTCCACCGTCTGCGTGGGATTCAGAAAATACTGCTGCGAAACCGCTGCGTCTTGCTGTAGGTAGTCAAGAATGCCCGACTGCATCATCAACAAGTGCCGCACAGTGATCCGGTCGCTATTGGCCACCCCCGGCACCCACTGATCGAGCGTGTCGTCGAACGACAGACGCCCCAGGTCGATCTGCTCCAGCACCAGAAGGTTCGTGTACATCTTCGTGCATGACCCGAACCGCACCTTATCCACCAGCGTCAACGGCTCCCCGGCAGTTCGATCCCCCCCGAACGCCTGATCGTGAGAGCCGATGGGGGTGCGAACCGCGATCAGCGCCCCATCCACCTTCGTGGCTGGCTTCAGCTTCGCCTCCACCAGGGCGGCGATAGCCGCGCGAGTCTCCTCGGGCAGCGGATCATCCGGGCTGGGATTCATTGTCGCCGCAGCGACCTCCAGATCAGCCAGGGAGATCGGAGGCGACTCGTTGCCCGCATTGTCGACGGCGGTGATGGTGATCCGCCCCGAGTAGTCCGTCGCCGGATCTAGCCCGGTCAGCGGCCATGACCCACTCTCGGGAATGGGGGCGTCGTTGACCCGCACCCCGTCGAGCCGGATGTTATAGCCCTTCAGCCCGCTACTCATCGACCGCCCCCGATGGTGTCAAAGTGATCTTCGAGGAGGTCGCCGACACGCTCACGGTGAGGCCGGCGAGATTCGGCGGGGTGGTATCACCTTCGGAGCCGCCAGGGGATTCACCGGGCAGGAGGTCTTTGCGGAACTGCACCCACGCCTGCGGGGATGCGCCCCGCCCACCCTCGGTGTATACGCCGAACCAGTGCCCGCCGTTGCCCGCGCCGCCCGGGGCGGCGCCGTTGCCGCCGTAAGCGCGTTGATCCACCCCGCCGATGGCGCGGATACCGTTGTATTCCAACGTTCCCGGGCCACGCCCGATTGGAACACCCAGCGGCGCAGGTCGCTGCCCCGACCCGTTGCTGCCGTTGTTCGCCGTCACCGAATGGCCGGGAATCGACACTGTCGATCCCTCAAATTCCACGATGGTGGCCGCGCCAGAAAAGTGCGTACCCCGCACCCATGTCGCAGTGTTGAACGACCCTGGAGTGCCAGGATTTCCGTAAAACCCGACAATGCCCGGCGCTCCGTTGCCACCCTTGCCCAGCACCACCACGTCAACATGGGTGGCCCAGTTCGGAACAGGGATGGTAACCCCCGGCTTGAGGGGTTGAATGAATGGATCGTGATGATCTGACCCGGAGCCGGTGTCCACCGCTATGCCAATCCACGGCGCATCCTGCGACCACGCAATATCGGTCTTCGCCAACGATGACGGCGCACTACCAGGGCTGGCCACCGTCCGGGTCGCCGCCTGCGAACCAATCGGCGCCGACTGATGCACCGGCAGGCTGAACGTCCGCCCCCGCACCGTGTGCGTCCCGCCGACCGCGATCAGCTCGTACGCCAGCAGATCGCCCGCCACCGCGGCCGGAACGTCTTCTTCGTCGATCTGATAGGAGATAAACGCGCCCGGACTGGCCGTGCCCTCCAGGATGCCGACGACATTCGGGGAGGCGTGCAGCAGGTCTCCGAGCTTCAGGTCTCCCCGGTCCAGCACAACCTTGTAGATGTTCACGTAGAACTCGGTGATGCCCGAGACCCCCCAGCCGATCCACGACACCACGCCGATTGCCATGGACTCTTCGATGTAGTCGAACGCAATCAGCGACGTGCCCGGCGCCAGCGAGAACTGAGTATTGATCTCCGATAGGTTGAAATTCGACCGCTCCGAAGGCAACAGGCCCGAATCCGCAGGCTTGTTGTTGCGGATGCCGAGCAGATCGAACGACAACCGGCCGCGGTTCGCCCACGACGAGATCAGCTCGATGAAAGTCTGCACGTCGGAAAGCTCAGCATCGTCGCCAGACTCCCCGACCGCGCCACCGACGATGGCGTTGACCAACTCGCGGATCGTCCCGCCGATAGTCCCCGGCCCCAACACCCCGGCCACCACATCGTCACGAATGTTCTGCAACGCAAACAGCAGATCCTCCATCGTGTTCCCGATGGAGGACTCCCCCGTAAACGACTGCACCACAGCGTCGATAACAGCCTTGATGCGAGCCAGCAGATCTTGCAGCCCCTCGGGCAGGTCTGAGATCCATGCCGCGAGCAGCTTGCCGTGGGCTTTCGCATCATCGAAATTGAACGTCCCGGCAGTCGCGGCCGAAGTCAGGACCACCCGACCCCGCACCTCATTGACCGACCCATCCTCAGGGGCCTTATAGGTGCCAGCCAGCTCCGCCCACCCGCCGGTTGCGGCGGTCGGGCCAAATGCGACGATCGTTTTCACGCCGACCCGCTCGACGGTGCTACCGCTGCGGTGGTATTCGGCCATCTGAAGCTGAACGGGTGTGCCCGCCCCTACATACCCGGCCCAGCGCACGAATATCGACGGGTCGACTTCCTGGCCCGGGGTTACGGACGCCGGCGCGCTGAGCAACGCCTTCATGGTGCCATCGGCGGTCGCCCGCACTGACCCCGTGGAGTCGCTGCTGCGCGTCACGCCCGGGTCGAAAACCCAAACGCCGGACCCGGCAACCGAATCCGCATCCGGGAACATGCCCATGGGCCAAAGATTCTGGCCGGGGTTGAATGTGTTCGACAGCACCGCCCGCAGGATCGCACCCGGATCACCCGACTCCCACGGAATACCCTGCAGGGCCCGCACAACGTTCGGAATCACCGCCAAATCAATGCCGCGGCCATCCTCCAGACTGTCCAGGAAGTCGTCCCACCCAGCAAGGTTGATACCCGCATGAGTGTTGATGAACTCGATGATCTTGTTGGGAAGCTCAGTAACCCAATCCGGCAACAACGCATACAACTCATCGAGCGCCTGATCCACAGTCGCCGGCAGCTGCATCAACCCCTGCAGCAGCTTCCGAATCAACTCTTCGGCATGCTCCCGAATCGCATTCAGGATCAACTGCCAAAGCTCAGTGCTCTTCGCCAGCCCGTTCCGGACATGGAACTCCAGCGACTGAGTCGGATCATGCGTAACCGGCAGCGGCAGCCGGTCAACAGCGCGAGGCAACTTACGAACCCGCCTCAAGCAGCGACGACACCGGCAGGCACAGCACTGAGATCTGCGCGTTCGCCTTATTGAACGCGTAGAACCCCGCCAGGCCATCGTTGAACAAGTTCACATACAACGTCGAAGCAGCACCCGTCGAATAGCCCTGAATGACACCCACCCCGTTGTCCGGGGTGATCGCCGTAGTCGGCGACCCCGGCCACGACGCATGCGGAATGATCGTCGTCCACGACGAGATATTGCCGAACCCGCGGCCCACCAACTCCCCGGACTCCGCGTCGCCAATGCGCACCTCGGAGCCGATGATGAACGGGTCCGCATCCAACTCGATACCCGTCGCCCGAATATGGCCCTGCACGATCGGCACATAATCGAACGGCATCGGCGGGATCTGGAATGTCCCGATCGTCTTCCGTGTCGACAGTCCCGTGTAGTTCGAGAACGCCGACTCCGGCACCGTGAAAAACCGCGGCACCAACAAGTTCGAGTCCTGCGGCGCGTAATCCGACCCGTTCCATGCGATGACCTGACCAATCGCCGGCGGCGTCGAATCGTCGTAGTCCGTGGCGTCCCGGATCGTCGCGTTCTCACCCTGCGGCCCCCTGGGGGCTTTCAACTTCATCAGCCACGTCGGGTTCGCCGCCGTCCCCGTCACCTCGATCTCCGAGGTCAGGTTCGGGTCATCCGGGTTGAGCAGTTGCACCACGGGGGTGATGTTCGGCAGCGGCCCAGGAGGGCCTTGGGTGCCCATCTGCTTCTGCACATAGTGCTCGCCGTCCCACAGGTAGACAATGTTGCCGACCCACCACGCCTTACCGATGTCGATTGGATCGTCGGTCAGGTTCTGCGGCAGGTCGGCCGGGTCGTCGATGCTGGACTGGTACTGCATCTTCACAATCGGGGCGTTCTCCCCCGCCGGCCCACGCGGACCCACCAACGCATCCAGCGTGACCGCACCGTCCTTGTCCGCGAGCTCGAACGATCCCGTCACCCCGCCCGGAACATCGAGGTCTGAGACGATGCCCCAGAAGTGCAGCTTCGCGAGGACGCTCCCCAGGTAGGGGGCGTCACCGGGGTTTGCGCTCACTGTGCAGCTCCGTTCGTCTTTGTGAAGTCCTCGCCCGAAGGCTGTTCGGTGGAATAGGAGATGTTCGGGGTTACCTGCCATGCCGGTTCGGCCATCTGCGGCAGATCGTCATCAACGTCAACGGTCCCGCCGAGCCGGCGAATCGCTTTGCGCCGCAGATACTCGGGCAGCGCAGAGATTTGCGCGAACGTCATCTGCTCAACCCCAGCCAGGGGGTCGTCGGGGGCGTTCACGTCGACCCACTCGACGGCGTCCTCCACCACGCCCGGCGCATCGACCTTGCGTTTCTTGATCACCGGGGAAGCCGAGGGCCGCCAACCGCAGCGCACCATGTGATAGGCCACATGCGTCACGAAGTAGGTGGACTGCATGACCTCGCCGTTCTTGCCGACCGGGTAGTGACAGTCCGACAGGAACGCCGCGAACGCGTCTTCCATCTCCTGCTGCAACGCCTCAGCCTCAGCGGCCTGGGCCATGATTCGATTCAGCGCCTCACCAGACAATGTGTGCAGCCTCCACTAGAAGATGTCGCCAGTCATCAACGTGCCGAACGCATTCCAGAACGTCGCCAACGTCGCCATCGCACTGGCGAACGGATCGTCCTCGTCCAACTCCTGCCCCAACGACAGTTCGATCTTCATCGCGTTCGTCGCGTCATAGGAGCGCCGATACCCGGTCAGCTGGTCGGTGTGCAGAGTGTTGCCGAGTTGGAACGCGAGACGGTCACCGAGGGTGAAGTGCTCATCCAGCGACCACGGCATACCGTTGCGGATCGTCGTCTTGAACGACGTAGACGCGCGGGTTTTGTGGTGCCCAGTCCGCAAATCCAGAACCCCGGCGACGGTGTACGCCGACCCCGAACCACGCTCCCGATGCTCCAGGAACCCGAAGTCGCCCATCAGGATCGCCCGCCGAATATCGGTGTAGCGCTGCCACGCCAACACCGTGTTGTCGAGCTGCCCCTGGTACAGCTCCTCCAAGCCGGGGGTGCCGGGCTGCTGATAGGCGCCGATCACATACGTGATGACCGCAGACAACTGAGACAGCCCGTACTTGATGGCGAACGTCTGCAACTGGTTGACAATGCTCGGCGACTTCGACCCGACATGAATCGTCTTCGCGGTCGCGCCCTTGATGGTGCGCTTCGCCGTGACAATGCCAGTGTGCTCCCCCTCCCGGAACACCACCTTCGGCTTCGCCGGCGCGACCCCGAGCAGTTTCCGAAAGAACGGATCGACCTTGCCGTCGCCGTCCTTGTCCCCGATTTCCAGCGGCACAAGGGACTCTGTGATCATGTCGTCCGCGGTGGCACCGATCAGGTTGATCGGACCATCCAGCAGGGTGCCGGTCGGACCTGTCACGCCGGACTTGTCCTCGAACGCCAGCACCACGCAGTTGCGGTGCGGCCGGGCCACCGCATCCCCGATCTTCCCCAACTCCGGGTGTGGGCTGGTGGCATCCTCGGTGAGCCACGTGTAGGCGCGGCACATAACCCCGGCGTCCTTCATCGGACCCGCTGAGATCGTGTGCAGGTCATCCCACACCGACGAGATCACGGAGGTGCGGGACTGGTCGAACAGGGGGTTGATGAACTGCACCTGAATCGGCCACAGCAGGGGGTTGAGGCCGCCGATCACGTCATACACGCCCAGCCACGCGCCGGGGTTGAAGATGTTCGTCGGGATGGACAGCAGTGGGAAGAACTGGCGGGCAAGGTTGATGAATGTCGTCAACCCGAGTGCGGTGCGGATGTTCCACGGGAGCAGCCACATCTTCGGCAACTGAATCTCAGGTGGGAAGATCGGATTCGCCCCGGCCAGAATGTGCTTCAGGTGCTCCCGGTTGTGGATCATCTCCAGCTCGACGGTGTGCAGCCCGTCCTCGCCGCGCACCGCCGAGGCGTTGGTGATCTTGCCGCCCCACCGGGTCTCCCACGACCGGTTCGTCGGATTCGGATCCAACGTGAAGTGCAGATCTTCCTCGGCACGCCGGTCATACAGCAGGAACTTCGACAGGTAATTGTCGTGCCGCAAAACCACATTCGCCGTCCCCGAGTCGGCCATCACTTCCTCGACGACCACCGACCGTTCACCGCCGATGTCGGCGATGTAGTTCATGTTCTTGTCCCACAACCGCATCAGCGGGCGTTGCTTGGCCTGCTGCCGCACCATGTCCCGACGCGCGTTGATCCACCGGTAGGCCGCCATCGGGTCCCCCAAGTCGGGGGTGCGCATCGCCTCGCGGGCTTTACGCTCGACATAGGCAAGCGGATCTGCCAGGTCCGTCAGATCGATGGACCAGTCACCAGTGAGGGCCACTGTCAGCCGTAGGCCTTCTCGAAGCGTTGAGGCACGAAAGCCACCACCTTGCCGTTGGCGTTGGAATGACGAACCCGGAAGATCCCTTGCGAATGCGGGGCGACCTGCATTGCCTCGGTGAAGCGGTCTTCCATCCGGCGCCACACTGGCAACGTCGTGTCCAGCAGATCACCGAGGATCAGGTCCAGGAGTTGGCTGTTCCGCAGGATCCGCATGAACAGCGGGTCATACGGATCGGTGGCACTGGACAGGGTTTGCGCGTTCGGGTCGGTGTCGACCATCACGAACCCGTCCTGCGGGGTGAGCAGCGGGAGCTCCACCCACCGGTCTAGCTCTTGAATCCAGCACTTCCCGGGCGAGGACACCAGGAACCGCGGATAGATGGGCCGGTCACTGCGGTTCGGGACGCGGATCGTCCCCTCGCCCACATGCAGGCCGGGGATGAACTCGTTGAGTATGTCCTCGATCAGTGACCACAACGTGGAGGTGTCCACGGTGTTCTGCCACTCGCCGGTCTGCACGGGTTTAGCCCAGAACGGCTGGCAGGCAACGATGTCCATGTCCCACTGCATGAAGTTGTTCCCGAACGCCACCGGATCGAACTCGAACGGCGTCTTCGGTTCGTTCGCGAGCCGGACCCGCAGCCACCGCCACCCATGCGTGCGGGTGAAACACCCGAAGTAGCCGTCCTCGGTCGCCGACCAGGACCCCCACCAGCGGTCCTCCAACATCCGGTACCGGAACGGGGAATCGATCAGTTCGCCGTGCTGGCTGATCTTCGGGGCGATGTCAGGGTTGACCATGACCGCGATCCGCATGACCCGCTTTTTCCAGTCGGTGCGCTCCGGCTCAGCGCCCACCTGGTACGGCCCCTCGGACATCAGCGTCTCGAACGGGGCGTGCATGATGCCATCCGCACCCGGCGCGAGCACCAACCCCTCACGGCCCTTGTTGGAACCGAGCAGGTTGAACGTCAACCGCTTCCCGGTCTTCTTATGCGGCACACCCACGTAGACGTACTTGGTTTCGACGCCACGCAGGTTCAGCGGGAGGTTGTCGAAAACCTCGCCGGTTTCGGGGCCGGTGATCCAGGGGTTCATACGATCCGCTTCGTTCCCATGTAGCGGCGCTGTCCGGCCATCTGCCGGCCCGCAGCGGCGTCCATCACCTTCTGGGTGGAGTCCTGGTACGGGGCGTTGTTGACGGTTACGGAGTTGTCGACAGTCGCACCCCCGCCTGCCATCGCCATCTGCGGGTCGATCATCCCGTCGGTGAACGCACCACCCATGTCATCACCGGCGACCTCGGCGAGCATTTCCTGCGGGTTGAACAACCCTGCAAGTGCTGACCCTGCGCCTTGCACATCGCCGGTCATGCCGGAGCCGATGGTGCCGAGGACGGCGTTGGCGACCGGATCCCTCGTCAGCCCACCGATCCACTTCAGCAGCCCGCCACCAGCCTTCAGGACTCCCCACTCCATCGGGTTGGAGAACCCCGGAGGCAACAGCCCTTCCACGGCCCCGTCGAAGCCCGCCTGGCCGAGCTGCGCGAAACCGTCGATGATCTTCGCGAACGGGTTATCCGACGTGGACGCACCCGAGGTCGAGTCCAGGTCGTCAGCCAGCGGCGAGTTCTCGATCTCCTCCAACTCGCGTTCGGCCTTGGCGATGGCGTCCTTCTTCTTCTGCACCGCGTTGCGCTTCGACATCAGCGTCGACTCTTTGGTCTTGCTGTTCGCCTCGGCCTCGGCCAACGCCTGCTCAGCAGCCGCGAGCTCAGCGTTGAGCTGGTCGATGCGGGTCTGCTTGTCGGCGGCCTTCTGCGCGCGCTGCGACTCCGTCATCCCCTTGCCGCGACTGCCACCGCCGATAGATCCGCCGCCCATCCCCGACGGGGCAGAGAGCTTCACCGACGGCATCGACACCGGAGCCGCACCCGCACCCCGGCCCTTGCCCAACATCACATGCAAGTGGTCCATGTGGTTCTGGGTGTCACTGCCGCGGTCGGGCATCTGCTTGCCCGTGCTGAACGAGCCGCCGTAGCCGAAAGACTGCTGCTTCCAGATCAACCCGTCCAATTGCAGCGCTGAGGCATTCTTGCGGATGAACGCCGCAATCGAATCCCCCATCGCCTGACCCTGCGGGGTCTGGTAATCGGGGATCATGATGTCCAGCGCATTGCCGGAAGAGTGCTCCCCGTAGCCGTCCTCGCCACGCACCCCACCCACGGTGGTGATCGACGGCCACAGCTTCATCACCAGCGATTTCAGGTAGCTCGCGCCGGGGCCGAGGCCCTTCGCATAGCCGGGCAAGTTGTACATGTCCCGCAGATACGCCGCCGACGGCACCCAACCCTGATTCAACGCCTCGACAACACCCGCGCCGCCGTTGGCCATCGCCCTGGCGGTCACCACGCCCTCGCCGTTGGACAGCCACGCCAACACACTGTCGCTGGTGCCGGTGCCCGGTCCGCGGACCACACCACCGCGACGTAGCCCCTGCAACTTCTCACCCCAGGACCGCACCGAATCCGCGCCCGGAATATCGAAACCCATGATGCTCGTCGGTATCCCCGACAAGAACGACCCCAACGCCCGCAACGGAGCCTTGATGATGCCCGCAAGCCCCGAGAAGGCCGCCGTAACTCCATCTTTGATGGCGTTCGCGCCGGACACGAACCCGCTACGCAGCGTGTCCCAACCCGACTTGAACTTCTCGAACACCGGCGACACAAAGTCCCACGCCGCCGAGATACCGCCCTTGATCCAGTCGAACGCAGGCTTCACCCCGGCGTGCCACAGCGCCTTGGCCACCGTCGCAGCAAGCTGGAAGGCCCGCTTCCAGTTGTTGAAGATGTCGGAGACGACTTCCCACATGAACCCGGCAACAGCCCGAATCCCGCCGAATGCCGGGACAACCGCGCCCTTCCACAGGCCAGTGACGACCGCCCCTGCCGCCTTGAAAACGCCAGCCATCGGCGCAAACACCGCAGTCTTGAGGAAGTTCCACGCCCCACCAACAACCGCCTTGATGGCCGCCCAGGCGCCGTTGACGATGTTACGGAACGTCTCAGACTTCTGATACGCCAACACCAACCCGGCCACCAACGCGGCCACTGCGGCGATCACCAACCCCACCGGGTTCGCCGCCATGACAGCATTCAGAATCGCCTGCGCCGCCGCCCACGCCTTCGTCACCACGACGATCCCCGCCACCGTCAGGGAGAACACCTTGAACGCCGCGAACCCCGCAGCGATGGGAATGAGAAGTGGACTCAGCCGACCGAACCACCGCACGACTCCGGAGACGACGCTGACCACAATCGGCCCCACCGTCTTGAACACCTCGAACGCGCCCGCGACCCCGGCCGCCGCCCCCATTGCGAGCGTCCGAATCGTGGGCATCGCGTCCTGCACCGCCCCGACCACCGAAATCACCAGATTCTGCAACGGCGGAATGAATCGAGAGGCCAGCTCCTGCGCCTTGCCGATCAGCATCGGAAACACACTCGACGCCCCACCCCGCAGCGAATCGAACACGTTGCGGATCACCGGCCACGCACGCTGAAACAGCGGCACCAACGTCCCAGACACGAACGCGCCGACCTTCTGCGAGATGTTCTCAACAGCCGGCTCGACAACGGTCGTGAGATTGTCGAAAACCCCCGTCAGCGCACCAAACCCCGTCTTGCCCAGGTCGAACAGCGGCTTGAGGAGCTTCTCCCCCAGGCGGCCCGTCGCGGCGCCAAGGTTCATCAGGGCGCCCTGGAACGTGTCGCCCATCGACTTCGCCGAACCCTTGAGGCGCTTCTCCAGCAGGTCGAACACCTGCTGCGAGGAAATGTCGGCACCCTCGCCGAACTCCTCCTTGATCCACTCAGCCAACGGGACACCGCGAGTGCTCAACGAGTCCATCGTGTCGCCGGTCAACTTCCCGGCGCGCATCACCTTGCCGAGAACTTCACCCATCTCACCGAGGGGCTGCTGCGCGAAAGCCGCCGTATCAGCCACCATCGACAGGTACTTCGTCAGATCCTGGCCAGGCTTCACCCCGGACGCCAACGCGCCGCCCGCGAGGCTAGCCGCCTCACCGAGGCCGTAGGCGGTGCCCTTCACCGACTCCAGCGCCGACTGCATGATGTCCTCGACACCCTGGGCGTCGTAGCCGAGGGAGCGCATCTGCGCCTGCGCGTTGTCTATCGCGACGAGACGCCCGAAGCCCTTGTTGATGACCGCGCCGATGCCGATGATGGACGCTGCCATCGCGGCGGGCCTGCCGATTCCGCGCAGGAATCCGCCCTTGACCTTGGCCCCAGCCGCTGCGCCCGCGTCGGCGATCTTGTTTCTGCCGACCTCTCGGGCCGCAGCATCGTTGAACGCCTTGCCTGAGTCCCTGCCGGCGAGCTTGAACCGTGACAGGAACCCACCCTTGGAGGGCTCGTCGAGCTTCGATTGCACGCGGGAACGGCGCTCCTCAGCGCGAGCCAATCCGTCGGTTTCGCGAGCAAGATCCTTGGCCGCGGCGGTCTGGCGACGCAGCAGCGATTCGCGCTGCTCCTCCAGTCGGGTGAGCCTGGAACCAGTCACACCCTTGCTACGCGCCTCGTTCAGCTTCTCAGTGGCGACCCGCAGCTTCCCGGCGGCATCAGCCTCTTTGTCGCGGGCCTTCACCACTGTCTCGCTCAGCTTCTTGACCTGAGCCTCAGCAGTTTTCAGCTCCGCTTCAAGGGCTTTCGTGTACGCCTCGCCGGTCTTCTTGCCCGCACCGGTAGCCTGCTTCTGGGCGCTGTCGAACAGCTTCCCGATGCCCTTAGTAGCGCCGTCGAACTTCACAGAAGCGGACACATAACCCGCAGCCAACTCAATCGCCATGCGCCACCTCCCTAATTCCCGAAGATCTTTCGCAACTTCCCCAGATGGGACTCGTCACCCAACCCGAGGGCCTTCTTCACCGCCGACAACGGAGACGGCTTCACCTTCAAACCGGGCCGGACCTTCTTGTCATCAGCCATATCCGGGCCGATCGGATGCGGCCGGTTCCGGTTCTTCGACCCGTCCTTGGTCTTCGCCCACACCAGCCACCGCAACGCATTGGCGATGATCGCCAACAGTCGGTCGGTGACGGTCCACCCGGCATACTTCGGGTTCTGCGACTGCCACAGCTTCGTGGTGTCGTCGGCATGCTTGACGTAGATCAGCAGGTCACGCCAGTCGAACTCCGGCGACGGGCAATCCCGCAGCCGCAAACCGTCTTTGATGAGGTCGTACTCCAGTGCAGGGCCGTGCTCCTCGATTATTCGGAGGAGCTCGAGGATTCCCCCGGCGAGACCTCACTGGCGTTCTGCCACGCCTCGATGATCTCCTCGGTATCCCCAAAAGGACCTAGGTCAAAGACCTCCAGGTCCTCTGGAGACATGGCCCACTCCAGCAGTTGCCACCCGCCCTCTTCGGGATCCTTGCGGTACTTACGGAATAGCCCGCGTGGAACCGTGGCGAACGGCTTGAGTGTGTATGAGTGTTCTACCCCGTCCACAATCTCGGTGTGAACGTAAGGGGTGGAGTTCTTTGCAGCCATGCGATTTGCAGCCTTTCAAGGGTGTTTGCAGCCAGAGCGTTTTAGGGCGCGGCGGGGCCGCGCTCCGGCTGCAAAGGGGGAAATTCGGCCCCGCCACGCGCTTTCGGTTAGGAGGCGTCCTTGCGGCCGTCGTCGGTGTACGTGGTCACGTACTCACCCGACGCCGTCTCGAACACCTTCAGCTCCACCTCGTACTCGATGGTGTCGGAACTGGCCATCACGATGTCCCCAACGGAAATCACCTGGCCGTCACCAACAACGTTGCGGTACTTCGCACCCAACTCAGAGTCGATGGTGTCGAACACCCACGAGGCGTGCGGCAACTTCTTGCTGGTCTTGCGGACCTTCACCTGAGTGCCATGAACACTGTTGGCCGGCGTCACGGTCACGTTGTCCGCACCGTAGATCGTCTTCAACACATCAGCGTTCAGCGACTCCAGGAGCACAAACGTGAACGAGTGGTTGTACTCGGTCTGCAGAACCTTGACGACCCGGCCGCCCATGTCCTTCTTCTCGTCGGTGGTCCGCTCCGACGTTTCGGTGATGCCATCCTCACCGACATACCCCAGCGGCACGAACGCCCCACCGAGAGGGGTGTCGACATCGGTCGGGAGTGTGGTGCCGAGCGGGGCAACGAACGCAGCCCCAGATGCAGACGGCTCAGCGGCATAAACGTTGCCGACTTCTTCAGCCATGATTGTTGCCCCTTCCAGAGCTACGTGCAGCCGGAGCCTTTGAAAGGGTTATTCAGTTGTGAAACTAGGGTTTCGACCTCAACACCAGGTCGACGGTCATCATGAAACGACGATGCCCAGAATCGACATCGTCACGGCGGGCAGGCTCACCCACGATGTCCACACGCCGGGTCCGTGAGGCGAGCAGGTTGTCCCGCAACGTTTCACACATCGTGCGGGCATCGTCGATGCTGCTGCCCCAGCAGTAGATGAGCATCCTGCGCTTCGACAACACCCGGGCCTTCACGCCCGAGTAGCCACCCGAGACCGGGAGGTAGTCGATGGAGATGAACCTCGCGGGACGGTTCGCGGGAACATCATCAACGACCCGCACACCGTCCGCGCACGCCACGATCACGTCACGCGGATCACCGAAAAGCACTACCCCACCCCGAAATTCTTTAGCAGAGTGTCATGTTTCCGGTCATGGCGGATCGCATGAGCCGACGCAGTGATGACCGTGGCGCGGTAGTCCCGCTTATCCAGCGGATCATCGCCCTCGACCGACACGCGGTAGCCGTCCGGCTCCCCAAGGTCGGCGTTGCAGGCATCAGCCACCTTCTGCATCATCTCCACGCCCGTGGTGTCGATGATCTGCTTCGTCAACGCATTGCGGGCTTTCCGGTTGACCTTGAACTGCTTCGCCATCAGCCCGTCACCCGCTTCAACTCAGCCACCACGCCCGGCTTCCAGCCATGAAAGCCGCCGTTGTTGTCCCGCACCCCCACGACCTCGTACTCCTGGCCATTGAGGGTGAAGCGGTCCATCAGGTTCACCACCGTGGTCGGCAACGCCAGGTCCACCTCCGCAACCTCGCGGGACGTGTGGCCTTCGGTCACTTCTTTCCGGTGTGGCGAGTACGCGATAGCCTCCCGCGACACCGCAGGACC